CTCGTTATTCCTAAGGCTTGTGCCCGCATGGAAGTAATACGTTTCAGCAACGCCATGCTGCGGTACATTAAGCTCAAGCTGGAATAGCTCAATCAGTGCGCTAGGGGCGACAGCTTGAACAGCACTTGTAATGGCAGCGTTGGTCATTGATTATGCAGTGACAGCTTTGATAACAGCAAAGCCAATCACGATAGCTTCAGACAATGAACCAGCAGTTACATTGCGCACATTGATGGAAGCTGATCCGGCTGCTGCTTGCGCATTGAGCAAGTACGCGCCAGCCGTGCCACCGCTCGCGTGATTAAGCACCAGCAGGTCAGTCGCAGCAATCGTGTTGTTGGTCAGCGTGAAGGTCACCGTAGTAGCCGCCGCCAGTGATGCAGCGTTCATTGTAATCTGGCCGCACTTCTTGTTAAGCGTGACGGCATTCGTCTTAACGCTAGGCGCTTGCGTTACCGTACCGCCTTCACCGGTGATGTAGCCGGCCTTGTCCGTGTTGAGGTTGTTGAAGTTAGCATCCACCTCAACGTGCGTGAGCGGGCTGCCTTTACCGGATCGGGTGACGATGGTGCTCATGGGATTAAGGTGTGAAGGTTTGCCTAATATAGTTTGAATTGTAGCGCGTCATACCAGCGCTAAGGTTCAAACACTTGACGGAATTTAGCAGAGATGTCATTGAAGCCACTGTAGGTCATATTAGTGGACCAAGTTTCGCAAACATACTTGCCTGCAATGCCCCTTGGTGATGTCCAGTCAAATGAAATGGCGCCTCCTTGGGTTTCAAGGAACGATAGTATTTGGTCGCGTTCTGTGTCAGAACGATTATTGAATGACAAGTCCCATTCTTTTGGGTCGCTGTTAAGACCCATTTGAATGCGCTGTTCGTAACCATCGCCTGCCTGAAATCTATAAACTTTCGGCTGACTAGATTCTCCAATGGGGAAATTAGGGATGAAGGTAAAAGTGCTCATTTTGCTAACAGTCCTCCGGGGCGTTTCTGCTTAATCAATTCTGATTGTACACTAGCAGCAATAACACGACCAAGTGCAGCACCTTGAGCGCTATCGCCTTGCACTTCAGAACCTTTGGCATCCACGCTTACATTGACAGTAATGGGAGCACTAGCCATGCCGCCTGACATGCCTCCAAGGTCCACTGGAACGCTCTTGCCATCGGGCAGGGGAATCACTGCCTCGTTGTAACGTCCTTCGCCTACAAGGCCTAGTGTGGGGCCTGTGACGATGCCTCCAGTGGCGAAGGCGCGGAAGCCGCCAGAAACCAAACCACCATTTGCGTAACCAAGTGGATTATTGATGTTGCCTGGTGCATTCAAATCAGAAAGTCCTCCTCCTCCACCAAACATTCCGCCCAGCCCTGGAAGCAATGATGTTAAGCCCTTGATAAGCTGCATCTTTAAGTATTCTGCGATCATCTTACTTACCATGTCGGCAAAGTAGTTGCTGAGGTTCTGGAAGAACCCAGCCAATGCTTGTTGCGCCGTCATCGAACCATCAATGATCCCCTTGAAAGAAGAGCTAAAGGCATCACCAATGGAAGACGCAATGCCAGTTAATTGTTCCTTAAGTTTTTGCGCTGCTTCAACTGTTTTTTCTCGGTCAAATAATTGATTTTGAAATTCGACTGTTTGACCAGTGTTTTCTTGTTTAATGCGAACACGCCTTTCTTCGTCTGGCGTGAAAGCCTTTGCCATGGCAAGTTGATCGTCTAGGGCCGTAAGTTTTCCAATCCGCAATCCATCTAGAACCTCGTCATTATTCGCTTTTTGAGCATCAGTGAATGCTTTGGTTCTATCTGCAAGATCCTTCAGGCCAGCCGCCTTTTCGTCGTCGCTAAGTTTTCCAGCTTTTTTTGCTTCATCCCACCGCCGTTCCATGTCGGCGTTCAAAAGGCCTACTTCGTATAATTTCATTTGATAGTCAATATTTTCTGGGCTAAGCCCTTGCGCAATTAAAGTATTACGTTTTGCAAGCAACTGGGTGGACAGCTCTAAATTAGCAGTATCAAAAACTTCTGCTGCGTATTTTGCAAAAGCTATATTTATGTCCGATGCGTACACTTCTTGCGCGGCCAAAGCACTCTCTTTAGCGCTTCGCCTGGCAATACCAGTATTAGCTTGCGCCAAAACATCTCGCTGTTCGCTGCCCCTTACCACACGTCGAGATCCAGCACTAACTTGACCTCCCATGATGAGAGCCCTAACCTGCTTTGACAACTCTGGCTCCTGCCCTACAGGCCGTTGAGCACCACCCACATCAAAAGCCATGCCAGTGTGATGCGCGGAGCCAGGACCACCATGAGGACCGGTAACGCCTGCTCCAAATCCTTTAAATTCAGTAACCTTAATGCCATTTCTTGTTAGTTTGTCGTATGCAGCAACTGCTGCTTCTCTAGTGGCAAATTGAAGATGGTCATGGTAATTAGTACCACCGTGATCAGCTTGATAGCCTTTCCCTTTTTGACTTGGATCGCCAGTGATATATTTGGTGAGGCCTGCCATTCCACCACCGCCGTCAGCTCCACCAGCAACCCTTCCAGATTGCTTTTGAAGTTCCATCTTGGCCTCAATAATAGTATCTTTGCGTTTTTGATCTGCAGCAGCTAAATCCCGCAGAAGTGAAAGGTTTTGTTTCTGCAGGCGATTTGCGCCATATTCTTGCATGGTAAAATAATCCTGTCGCAATTGCTTCTCTAGTTCATGGCGTTGCTTAATGCGAGCAATTTCAGCATCATTGTATGTCTTGGCAAGATCATCTTGCAACTTTGCAAATGACTCTGCTCCTTTTGCTGCTTCGTCCTTAGGATCCCTGGTGAGTGGCATATTGGCACCAGCGCCGCCAAATACTAAAGTGGGAGTGGTATTCTCTTTGGCTAGCGCCGCATTGCCACCAGCAGACTTAAATTGCTTTTCCGCTCTTTGATAACGAGCCGATGCTCTGTCGTACTCCAGCGCACCGGACAATGTGTCCTCTCCATTCAGCTTGAACTCTCCCCTCATGTAAGCATCTTTTTTAGCCTTATTCTCCGTAAGCGCTTTCCACGCAGTATTCATTTCTACTTTTGCAGTTGCAGCATTGGCGGATCCAGTCATAACCTTTAACTGTCTGATAATATCTGCTATCCGGCTGAATACAGGGGCCAAGATTCTGAACATAAGCGTAGCGGCTTCACTCACCACTGAAAGAATGCCAGAGAAAACAACAGCAAAGTCTTTGCCCATTTGCGTGAGCCAACTCTTGTTTTCTGTTACAAGCTGTGTAATGTCTTTAATAGCATTAGTGGTAAAATCCTGCACATGTGCCCCCATTGGAGCAAAAATCCCTCCAATAACAAGCTGTAATTTTTCTAAAGCAATTTTTAGTCGATCTCCCGCGTATTCAGGAGCAGTCGCTAATTGCTTGGAAAATTCAGCATAGTCTGTAAAGTTTGATTTCGAGAATGCAACAAATTCCGCAATGCCAACAGTGCCAGCTTCTAATCTTTTTTGTAACTCTTCAAATGTAATTTTATTGGCTTGCGCAAACTTAATGACCGCACCAGGGAATCTCTCCCCGAGCTGCCCCCTTAGTTCTTCAGCTTGCACGCCTCCCTTGCTGAAAATTTGAACAACGGCCCGCATTGCGCCATCGACATCCTCAAGGCTGCCGCCAGTGGCCCTCACTGCATTGACAGTACCTTCCAGGATCTCACTGGTGTCTTTTGCTGAAATATTATATTGCTTGGTGTTAATCCTAAGCTGAGCATAATACTTACTAGCATCTGCCAATGGCAGTAAAAGCCTTGTGCTAACAGATGCTACTAGACCTTGCGCTTCCGCAAAATCTTTGGCATCAATGGAAGCAATGGCTAGGCCTCGTTGCATTTTCTGCAACTGTGAATATTGCTTTGCCATGGCAGCAGCACCAGCTAGAGCATTGTCAGCCACTTGCCCTACAGCAGCCCCCGCAAACGCTCCAGGAACGCCTCCAATAAGGCCTCCAGCAATGCCTAGGCCAGCGCTTCCCGCTCCACCTCCCATACCACCGCCATACAAGAACGCACCGCCAGCCGCCCCCATGCGGTCTTTTGCGCTCAATGGTTTACGAGTGAGTTTTTCTAACGACCTTTCTGTGTTTTGAATTTTCTTGTTGATCTTGTTCCATTCTCCTTCGTTGGGAACAATGTCTTTTGCTATGTTTTTAAGGAGTTGCAGTTTGGTTTCAAGATACGCAATGCTTCCCTTTGTGGCTTGCCCAAAATCATGCTGCAATTGAATCTTGTTTGCTAACTCGCCAGATATGCGCAGCTCATGATTCAAGCGAGCGATTTCACTTTGGGCCTGTCCCCACTCTTCTGTACGAGGGACCAACCCAGCGGCCAATAGTTGAGCTGACTGCAATAATTTGTTAATATTCTGAAGGCTTCCTTCTGTATAAGTGCCAGCCGCAGCGCGAAGTTGAGGAATTTGCGCGGCAGTTTGCAACTGCTCTCTTTGACCAAGCGCAGTGCCAAGTCGTTGTTGGGTTCGCAAAAATGGAACATTTGGTTTAGCAGTTCGCAACTTGCCAAGCAATGACTCAGTGCGTACAATTTGAGAATTAATTCTCTTGAACTGTTCATTCAGCTCTTGTAATTTTTCATACGAAATGGGACCAGATTTCTTGGATTCATCGACAATTGCTTTGTATGAATTGCGAAGCGATTGTAGTTTGCTCTCTAAGTCGCTAATTTTTTTGGGGTTAATATTTTCCCCTGGGGCAAACATGCGGGAGGCGCGTTGTCGTGCCGACACTATTCCATCCATTCTGCGTAAACTCTTGCCAATGACAGCAGCAGCCGCAAGATTGGCTTCCTCTAGTGACTTGACAAAGCCAAGTTGGTAGCCTTTGCCTGCCCATATACCAATTTGCTCCATCTCTTTCGATGGGCTCTCAATGCCAAGTCGATCCTTGATTCTCTTGAGTCCTTCAGCGCCAAGATTTGCAAACGCATCGCCAACTTGCCCTTTTCCTGCCGCTAGTGCATTAACAAGACCAGCAATACTTTCTTTAGCAACGGTTGATAATTCCGTTGCCATTGCACGCTTATTGCCAACAATTGCCTTGTTAAACTCAAGGAGGCTTGCATCGGCAGCGGCCTTGTAAATAGCCGCAACTTCGCCAGTGCTTATTACTGGACTGTCAAATCTAGACTTGGCAATTGTGCCACCACCAGATGGAGCTGCTGCAACTGAAGACTGAGAAGGTGCCTTGACTGCACTTGTCTTTTTATTGAGCGCATCAAGTGCTGCTGATAATTTTCCTACATGATCTAGTGCTGTCTGAATATTTCTAATTTCAAAATCAACCCTATACTTTCTTCGTCCTAGCTGCCTGCCAAGAGACACCATCTCACTGGTAATATCATCCCTGTTAAACTGAACGCCAATATCCAGCGGTTTCTGTTGTGACGCAGCATCAGCAAGCCCCTGGAGCGCAACACGCTTGAAGTGGTCAATGTCAAAGCTGACATTAAGCCTAAGCTCCGGGCTTCCTAGCGCCATTTTTCGTACAGCTTCCTATTGTCTTTACTATAGCAAGGTTGTCAGCTCCTCTTGTTCTCTGGGGAGTTTTTCAATTCATCAGAAAGTAAAGCAATCAATCTTCCATCCATTTTCCGTGTTTTCATGAGACGAGACAGCACTTCATAGCTTTCTTCGCTAACACCATTCTCTTTCTTGATCTTGCGAGTGTCAAATGGCAGGAAATCATCAATGCTAACTTTTGCATTCTTCCCTCCCAGTGCGCCAAGCACTACACCGCTAAGCTTGGCCGTTGAAATGCTATTAGCATTCACCGTGGCCATATCATGCTTTTCTAGCCACTCCAGGGCTTTCACGGCATCTTTCACTCGCTGATGGCAGAAATTTGTTGCACTCCAACGATCATCACGAAAGTCCGAACAACATAGCCGATGGTAAATATCATCCCATTGAGTGGGTGATTTTATGATTGCTATGGACTGCTGCTCTAATTGTTCAACAGGGCTCAGGCCGCTGTCTTGGGCGCTTTTTTTTCAGTGGCTTTCACCTCCGCCGTTTGTTCTTCGGCTATGAATTCAAGCGCTTTGCTCATGATCTCACGAGTGAGAAACTTTGTATCCTCAGCACTCCAATCTTCCATTTTCTTCCAAGTGCCATCAATCATTCCCTCTCCACGCGAGCGAATGAAGGCCGTGACGAGTCGGGCATTACCACTTTCCGCCCCATTGCCACTTGCGAGAATACTAAGAGTTTCCTCCGTGAAATCAGAAAGGCTTTCTAGCTCATCCAGTCCAGTGCCTTGCTGCAGAAGAGCAAAGGCCTCGTCTAGGGTGATCCCCTTTGCGATGGCAACGCGCCTAGCGAGCTGCACTGCACGGATGGTAGCCTGGCTCTGAATGCGAGAAATCTCTTCCTGCTCAATGGCTTCACCAACCAGCCATCCACCATGCTTTTGAAGCCGCAGCATGGCGTTCAAAGAGAAATAGCTTGGCTCTTCAGTGTTGACTAGGAAGCTGTATTTGCTCATGATCCAGAACTGTTAGTGTAACACATGAAGCGGGGGGGAGTGATTGTTTTTTTTTTTTTCAAGCAGAAGACGGCATACGAGATCACTGTGTGACTGGAGTTCAGACGTGTGCTCTTCCGATC